GTCCCTTCGTAGTGGTCAAGAATTTGACACATAGGGGGGAGTCATGACCTCATTTCAAACTGGCCTTCCGAATTGAAAAACCATCTTGACTCGGTCTTCTCTCCAAAGTGTTCCTGGTTGTGACATCTCATGCAAAGAGCTTCAAGGTTTGCATGATTCAGAGCGATCGAAGGATCTTGGAAGTTCTGATCCGTGAGATATATCTTATGATGGACAATCTCAGCAGGAACGATCTCTCCCTTCTTCAAGCACCGCTCACATAGTGAATGAGTAGCCAGGTATGATTGTCGACATACTGACCACTGCTTTGATTTGTAGAAAGCATGACTAATACTCTTCATATAACCTCGCAAACTAAAAGCACCTCCGATAGATTCAGAGGTGCTTTATGTGGATGATTCATATAGTAAGAACTCGGAACTGTTCTACAAATGTTCACACTATATTATTATCACAATATTATGTCCGATTATGTCCGATTATTGCATTTTAATGCGGAATTATATTGATTTATGTAGATTTTTCAACCTGATTCGGGGCTTCTTCCTGTGTCGGTTCATCAATTACTCTCCTTAACATATATTTAAGTGTCTCAAATATTGGTATAGACAAACATATTATCAAGGCTGTAATCAAATCACTCATCACGCACCTCCGAATATCTGAAGACCGATGGTCCCTGTGCAGCTGCTGTCAGTGCATCATTCCATCCGGTCATGTAGATTGTGGCCATTGTCTTCGAGGTACCTCTCTGAGCTGCTCGAAGATCTTCTGTAGATAAGAACTTCCCGGAACGGATATCATCACGAGAGACCGCATCAGGAAGGTCTTCAGTGAATGTCTCCATGATCGTCAGGATGTTCGGTACCGTGAAGAGCTTCACATCGACCACGTTCTCAAAGTGTCTCTTCATCTTTTCATAATTGACTATCTTCATTTTGTTCACCTCCGACCTTGTACGGCTCTGGTAATGGCATCCAGGCAAGGACACCATCCCAGTCTCCGTTATTTTCTAATCCACATCCATAATCAGGATCAATGTCACACGTATCAAGACTAACTCCAAAACGTGTACTAATAAGGATTTCTTGTCCATCTGCAGGTAATTGACAAGTAAATATGTGCTTTTCATAATCTTCAAGATGGTCGACTCCCCATCTCTCACAAGCATCTTTTTCTTCCTCTTCTGTCATTGGTCGTGTTGTAATAGGAATCCACTCGCCTTGCGATCTTTCTTCATTATGAAGCTCTATTGGTGATGGTATCTCAAAACGCTTGGAAAAAAACTCAATAGGATTCATTTATCACACCTCCGAACCGTAGAGCTTCATCTTGGATCCACAATCAGAGCAGAACCTTGAAAGCTTTCTCAATCCACCTTCGAGCACTGGTGCTTCCGATCCGCACTCCGAGCAGCTGAAGGTCATCTTTCCATTCATTCTTATAGGTAACCAGGAACCATCTTCTTTTCTCTCATCTTCCAAAGCTCTGATCGAAGCCTCGATGGAATCCAGTACGATGAAGCAGTCCTTGTAGATTCTCCTGTTATCTGTCAGATCCATATAGCCTTTATGGAGTGTCTTCATAACTGAAATTGCTTTTTCATTTGATATATCAGACATTTATCATTCCTCCATACTCTCAATGAGATCTTTCAGTGTGTTAATAACGAACTCATCCGGATTTATGCTGCTCCTGATGTCAGCTGCAGATATGATCTTCTTGAACATCAGTGCTCCTGGAGCGATCTTCCTGATGTAGAAGATGTGACTTCCAATGAGCGAGTCACAAGCATACATCAGCTCGTACTCAGGATAATTAGCCTTAAACCATGCAAATATCTTTTCCATTAGCTCTCCTCCGATATAGGACAAATAGTAGTCGGTGTTCCGACTTTTATTCCGTAATCTGTCAATACTTCCGTGTAATAGTCTTTTATCTCGACAATAACTCCACATAAAGGTGGTTTTAATCTCCAAAACTCAACAGGCTGACCTAAGTATCTCTGGAACCTATATGAGCAGGCCTCCGACTTAGGTACCAGGTCGAAGAGATTAAGCTGGCCCTTCATCGGTTTTTCCTTGCACATCTTTTCTCCTCCATAACTGATAGTTAGATCCTCTGTAGTATGCGTAGATCCACTGCTCATTTCTTTCTTTGTCATAGGCCCATAACACCGGATAAGGAAATTCAGCATTTGGTTCCGAGACAAAGCAAGCAGCCATTCCGCTCACGGTCCAGTGATGCTCTGGTCTGAATATCACTCTGTAATACTCATGTCGGAATCCTTTGAAGATATCTCTCTTGATACGCTGTTTCCTGTGGTCTTTTGTGTATCTGGTTTCAATCTTCGTCTCCCAGATATCTACTCTTTTGTCGTAGATCAGCTCGGTACCGTCAGGAAGTTCTCGAAGCTCTCTGGAGCTGATTGGTGTCCATTCATCACCGGGACTATTCATCACTCTTCCTCCTTCAACTGTTCCAAAAGGAACCTCGCTGCATCGAATACCTGATTGATCGCATCATCAAGGTCTTCAACTTCTTCTTCAGTCAGGCCTCTATAATCTACATTCATGTCTTCTGCTCTCCTGATAGCCTCCGAGAGCTTCCTCTTATCGATTCGCTTACTCATCTTCTGTCACCTCTCCCTTCGGGATGTACGGATAAACCGCATCGAGCATCTTCTTACGATATTCAAAGGTCTGTGACTTCTCGTAGTGGAACTCTTGACCTATAACCTTCCAGCTCTTACGATTCACATATCTCGCATAGAGCATTCCTCTGAGCTTCGGATCGTCTACCAGCTGGATGATCTGATAAGTTCTTAAGTTTTCAAATTGAAGAGTGTTCAATTTCTTATCGATCTCAGCCATCAGGACTGTGTATTCAATGTTCTTGGATTCAGTAGGATTCGGATCAGATCCTCCGGGGATCTTCTCGGAATCATATGCCGGTATCTTTGCTCCGAGCATGGACTCCGCATTGTCGACATACTGTTTGATCTCATCATCCAGGTCCCACATCCTTTTAAGCCATATATGAGCATAATGTTGATTATCAGTCATTAGGCACCTCCGGAAGCTCTTCATAGGAGATGGATATAGAAGCTTTCTCGCTGTATATCTTCACAACCCTGAGATCGACTACCTGTGCATCATCCTTCCAGAACCGGAGCAGAGTCATTACATCCTTGATCTCTTTTACGAAGTTATCGCAATCAGGCTTTGTGTCCTTGTATTTACCCCATTTTGACCTCGTTTTGATATCAAAATAGACATAAATCTCTAATTTTATAGGTCCTGTCATCCTCTCTTTAGGAGCATATCTCTTCATTCGGAGGACTAATGAATCTCGGAAGTTCTGCACCTTCTCTGTACGATAGTGCTGGATGTATGCAGATCCGTCTTTGCGGTACCTGACAGCTTCTCCTTTCATTTGAGCTGTTCCGTCAGGCATCCCTCGCTCAAAGGTGATTATGAAACTATTCTTCATAGGGCAAGCACCTTCCCATCGTATTAGATTCACCTGATCCGAGTTTCTTGGATCCATCCTGGAACGAGAGTCCGAGCCTCTTGTCGACCTCACGGATAGCGGAAGCTCTGAGTCTGACTGCATATGCTTTCCGGAAGCGATCAGAGATGTAAGTATCATTAGCTGACATTGTCCTTAACGAATCCTCAAACTCTCTGACTGTCTCTATGAGCGATCCAGGACACTTCGACAGGTCTTTGTATATGTCGGTGCGGCCGTACTCCCAGCCACCATTTTTATTGACGATCTCTCTGACTGTGTCGATAGCTTTCTCCGGAGGTATCTTCGCTGTGGCATAGAACTTATCAACGAGGATCTCGGTGAGGTCTCTGACACTCTTCGGAGGTTGTTTGTTGTGACTGTAGTAGTCTTTTATCAGGTTCTTGAACTGCTCATCGGTGAGATTCTTGAAAGATGAATACCAGACTTTGACCTGGACTTCGTCTTTGGTATCGAATTGCCAGCCTATATAGCACTTCTTAAGCAGCTCCATTCCTGAGACAAATGATTGAAGTGTTAACATATTTCCTCCTTTCAGACCAAGAATCCGTCAATGTTATCTCTTACGATCTGGTCGATCTGTGTCTGCAGCTCATCCTTCTCGGTCACCGTCAGCCATCGTTCCTGATGTATATATGTCGTAGGATTCGGGATGTATTGACCATTATCGGAGGTCCATTGTCGACTTCCCTTCTGAACTTCCAATGCTCTCATGATCCCAGGAAAGACTTCTTTAAGCTTCGGGATGTTCTTGAATGCTCTGAAGGATCCTTTCTTGTCGACCTTCTTCGGATAAGCTGTCCAGAACTCAAGGAACATCTTCTCGACTTCATCTAACAGACTTTCTTTTTTCTTTATTTCTTTTTCTTTTTTATTTTCTTTAGTAATTTGTTTAGATAGTACTTTGTTAACTATAGTATTTTGTTCTGTTCCGTTTTCACCGTGTTCCGTGAAACCGTATTCCGTAGAGTCCGTGTTCCGTGAACTCCGTGTTCCGTTTTTGCCGTGTTCCGTGAACTCCGTGTTCCGTTTTTGTGGTATGTGGTTTTCAAAAGCCTCTTCATAGATGATCCAGGAGCTTGCTGTAAACTTTCCTGACTTATCCTTATTCGTAACAAGCTGGATATATCCTGCAGCTTTAAGCTCATTCATAAGTCTCAGGATCACGCTCTTATTGCATCCGGTCATCTTGACCAGTCCTCTGACAGTGAAGTTCCAATCATCAGGAAGAGACAAAAGGTATGCCAGGAATCCACGAGCCTCGAATGACAGATTGACATTCTGAAGGACCGTATTATCCACGATCGTGTAATTCAAACTGTGATCTTTTCGATTAACCATTGTTTACCTCCTTCCCGATTTTCGTGTCATTTTGGTGCCAATATCGGCATGAATTAGACCGATTTACGAATTTCCTATTCTTGACCACCAGAAGACATATGCCATCACAACCGAAGACCTTTTGAGCTTTGTAGCTTCTACAATTCTCGCAAGTCTTATCCATAGCTCACCTCACGAAATGAACTACACCGACTGATCTGGTACCTTTAAGATGCGGACTTTCCAGATACAGCTCATCCTCGTAGATATATCCGATCGTAAAATCGAGATGAGCCTCCGAACAATGGAAGAACTTTCTTGCGAAGTTCATCACTTCGTCATAGTCAGAACGAAGTGAGACCACGATGTATTTCTTTGTTGTTTTCTTCTTGGAATAGCTCTCATAGATTTCATAATTAAGTGTCTTTTTCATATCATTTACCTCCGAGAATAGGCATCTTTTTACACATTAAGTGCTCAATCTGAATCACGGTCTCTCTGACCGGAAGTACTCTGTCATTGATCCTGATGATCGTCTTTGCTCCAGCTGTTCCATAGGTCTCATAGAACTTGGAACCTTCTTTCAGCTCCTGGATAGCTTCAATATCATCCACATTGAGCATTATTCGCTCATTGTTAACGATTCCGTGAACCTTAAGAAACATCTTTTTTACCTCCGAAGATCACGAAGTCTTCCAGCTTATCTCTGAAAGCTTCCAGCTCTGTGATGCAGTTATTTATCATCGAGAAGAGTTCTTCGTAAGGATTATTGACAGGAATGTCAGGTACTATGATGTCCTGTGTCCTGACCAGCTCTTCAATAGGTGTCAGGTCCTGCTTGTGAGCAGCTGCACTCTTCCTGGTCTGCACGAGCTTGGTCTTCTCTTTCTCACCCTTGAGATCAAGGATGAACATATCTATGAAGATGATTACGCTCTCTCCGAGATACTTCTCTCTGTAGCCGTGACCGGGAATGCCGTTATTCCATGATGGTCTCAGGCCGTACTCACGAGCTTTCTTATTAAGCAGTCCCTTTTCCAGGTTAGGACATACGAGGTGCTTCTTCTGGCACTGGTCTTCGATAATCATCTTGACCTTCGGAAGCGAGTAAGTCGCTGCTGCTTTGAGTCCGTACTTTGTTCTTGACATATATGAATCCTCCTTTTTTTGAATTACCACTTCTGTGAGAAGTCGACTTCCTCAGGCTGTCTCTTGTCGACAATCTCGATCACTTCTGTGTGACCGTTCATGAGAGCTTCGTTTTCAAGCTTCAGACGGTCATTTATCTTGATGAGTCTTCTTATCTGATCGGAATCGATAAATACCTGAAGTACCATTCCGAGCAGGAATCCAAGTGCTAAAGCACCGATGCTATATATAACTGTTAATGCTGTCATAAATTGATTCCCTTTCTTCTTCTGTCATGCTGGTGTCTATATAAGTGACTCTCCATACCGAGTCATACCTGGTCTCGAAGCTATATACCTCTTCAAGTGATTCCACGAAGCAGTCTATGTGATGTCCCTTCACGGCACTTCCGGTGTCCTCGGTGATGTATATCTTCCTGTTATCAGGATCATCAGGATCACCTACGAGAAGGATCTCTCCGAAGCTGTGATAATTGAGATCGATAGCAGCTGATGTCGGTTCATACCATTCATCCGAGTAGTGAACCTCCTCACCTGATGCAGTCCATCTGCACCATGTCTCTTCGTCTGAATATGCTGTGACAAAGTAGGTACCGAGATATTCATACTCGACTATGATGTGAGACTGGCCACACGGCATCTCTGACTTCGTCTCTATCAGATAGAGCTTCTTCGGTGCCGGTTCGACCTCATATGCTTTATAGGGATTCAGATAGAATACTTTCCAATCTCTTGGTTTGTTCCTTGAAGCTCTCCCTATCACCAAAGGACCTCCGAATAAGAACACAAGGACCAGACCGGTGATGAGCTTCCAGGAGCGTGAAGAGGTGTCAGCTTTCATTTTCTTTGACGATCTGGAGATCGTCTTTGTCAAAGAGCTTCTGAATGAGCAGAGCTGATACCAAAGCACAAATCAAACTAAATGCAGGATGTCTGGTACCTAACTCTGTGCTGACTTCATTCATGACTCTCATGAACTCCACCTTTGAGATAGTGATTGTCTGTTCCGATGTCTTACTCATTTCTTCTCATCCTTTCTTAAAGATTTCATCAAACTCTCCGCTCCACGCTGCGTGAGCATCTTCGAGGTCCTGATAATCAAATCTCTTGGAGTGCATCAGCTTCATAGCTATGTTTGCGGATATCGCTTTCTTTTCTGCTCTCGTGAAGGTCTTCTTTCCATCCAGGCACTCTCTGACTCTTGTCTTGCTCATACATCCAGCGTGAGCGAGTTCAGTGATCGTTTTGAAATATCTTCCGAGTGACGGATAGAGACCTGACGAAGCGTTCATCGAGACACCTCTTGGGACAAATTGTCCACACGTTCATTAAAAAAAATCGACATGAACTCTTCATCGGATAGACGGAGATTGATTTTAATAGCCATGATCTCACCCTGATCGAATGATCTCTCACCATTAAGCTTCATATGTAAGCTCTGTCTTGAAATGCCTATCTTATCGGCCAGAACAGATACTTTGATACCTCGGTCCTGGATGGTGTCCCTAAGTAATGCGTGATTCATGATTTGCCTCCCTTCGTAAATTTTTGTTGACTATCTGTCGACATCTTGACTATATCGTTTTGTTGACTATCTGTCAACACTTGTTTACCGAAATGTTGACAATTTTGCTCAATGTAATAAGATTGTCATGTACGGAGGTTTATTTTGAAAATGAACAAAGAAGAATCAAAGAAGAAGTATGGACAGAATTTGAGAAGACTTAGAGAAGCACGAGGAATGTCTCAAGAAGAACTCGCAAAAGCTCTCGGATATACAAACAGGTCTTCTATCAATAAGATCGAGATAGGTCGCAGCAGCATTCCTACAGAGAAGATCCAGCTGACTGCTCAAATCCTCGGAGTAAGTCCGCTTGAACTCTTTGAAGGTGAAGAGGATGTCAACACTCTCCCCGATGGAAGCTTTCACGGAGGAATAGATGTGGAAAAGATTAAAACTGCTATCTTTAACGGAGATATCAGCAAACTGAATGAACCTAACCAGGCGAGACTTATGTCTTATTACCAGGCATTACTTGACACTCAGGAGAATGAGGAATGATTACACCTGTCTGGAAGGAAAAGGAAGGAAGATGGAGAATCCAAGCAAGGAAAGACGGTAAAGTCTTCTCCTTCTCTTCATCCGTTCCAGGTCCGAAGGGCCGTAAGGAAGTCCTGCGGAAGTATGAAAATTGGTACTATGGTGAAGCATCTGGAGAGAAGACAGTCAAGAAGGTCGCAGAAGAGTTCCTGGATGATGTAAAAGCTCGCAGAGGTGAATCGTCAGCTGCATACGAGCAGTATGAGAGATATATACGTCTCTACATTCTTCCTAAGCTCGCTCAAAAGAAATTATGTAAAGTTACCCTCCGAGATTGGCAGAACGTCATAAACGAAGCCACAGGGCGAAATAAGCAGCTGTCTGACAAGACACTCCATAATCTTCGTGCAATCATCATGGCAATCATCAAGTTCGGATATGAAGATTATCAGTGTGAGCTTCCACGAGGAAAGCTGTATATCCCTCAAGGACATTGGAAAAAGGAAAAAGAAATACTCGAAAAGGATCAGATCAGGAGACTGCTGGAACCTTCTGATCTCTGGTATTATCCTGTTTTCGTTTTTGGACTTATGACCGGCATGAGGCCCGGTGAGATATTAGGTCTCAGGTTGGAAGATCTCGGATCTGATTGTGTATACATTCGGAGGTCTATCAATTCGAGAGGATATATCACCGAAGGAAAGAATGAGAATGCCAGGAGAATGATTCCGATCGGATCATATACGAATAGCATACTTCTGAATACCATCAAAAGAAATCAGGATATGAAGCTTCGTACCGAGTGGATCTTCTGCTCGAAGGATGGTTCAAAAGGTAATCAGACCACAATGAGATACCAGTGGATGAAGCTCAAAAAGGAACGTCAGCTCTCCGGTACCGTGTACTCACTTCGACATACTTTTATAACCATGATGAAGAACGTGATGCCTGAGACCATGATTAAAGACATCGTAGGACATAGCGTTTCTATGCAGACATTTCATACCTATGGTCATATCATGCAATCTGATAAAGAAAATGCAGCGAAGATCATTGACCTCACCTTCTTCGGTTCTGGTGACATTTTTGGTGACACCGAGTCCTTAACTGACGAACAGAAGTGATATTTGAAAACCAAAAGTCCGTCAACCACGCACAAAACGACCACCAGTGGTCATTGACATAGTAGTTTTATTCTCCTAATATCCACCAAAAAGAACCGCTCAACTGTATATCATTGAGCGGTTTTATTTTTCTCCTATGGTGACATTTTGGTGACATTTTGATATTATATAAGAGCGTACTGATACGAATAATAGTTATTCGCCAAAAGAAAAAGCCTCCGACATAACATCGGAGGCAATTTCTTTTTCTGAGGTTCCTTATGGAAGAATCCAGTTATGGCCTTTAGTTAAACTCCCCACCTCCGAAGAAGCGAGGAGCATAGGAAAAGGGAAATAAGACGAAAAGTCTTATTTGCTGAGATATTTCATCGAAACCCAGCCATAGTCATCAATACGGCCCCATCCATCCTGGATCTCGTAGATAGGAACTGTGTCACCATCATCAAGCCTCCAGATAGACGGATAACCCTGACCAGGTCCCGATCTAACATTAAGGAATGAATTTACGTTTACTGTGTAATAACCATATGCAGGTTCATCATCAGGTACCGGAGTCGGTTCTGGTGTCGGAGCAGGAGCAGGAGTCGGTTCTGGTTTAGGTTCCGGTCTTTCCATGTCATAACCATCATATCTCGGTCTACCTACACCGCTGATCCTGTTGTACTTCAGAGAATAGTCTGCAGTCTGGACCTGATTGTTCTTATTTCCACCGACTGTATAGATACGACCATCCTCAATATATCTGACAAGTTCTCCGTGAGTCTCTGCACCTCTCGGACCAAAGAAGATCCAATCTCCGGGCTGAGCTTCATCAACAGGATAAAAAGCATCGTTTTCTCTGAAGTAATCAGCTGCATATCTGGCACCGCAAGCGAGATTGTCGTGAGATGGCTGATAGGTGAAGTAGAGTCCATCCCACTTCTGATCTGCGAGAGGTCTGTCATCTGCAGGAGTGTCATCGGTGAAGCAGCTTGCTGTCACGATGTAGCACAAATAGGAGAGGCACCATTCAACAAAGCTTTTATCTCCATTGAAGTAGTTAATGCGTGACAATTCTTTTCCAAAGAAGTTCTCATTTTCTCCAGGTCCTTCGGTATATCCTACCCAAGACATTCCTCTGTCGATTACATCTTTTGCTAAACAGCTTCCCATTATGACTCTCCTCCCTTCTTAAGTTCGAGCTGGTACTTGACCGAGCTGATACCGAGAAGAGCTGCAGCGAATGTTGTGACAGCTGCGAGAGTAGCTCCGATCGCATCAGTATACGGAAGTGACCAGATATGTCCTATCGTTAACCATAATGTTGTAATTGCAGGAAGCACTACGGTCCCGATCCACTTCAAAATGTCATAAGTCTTATTACTCATTTCTTATTTCTCCTTCCTCGTTATATATTTCTTTTGTATTGTCTCTCAGCCTTTCAGCTGGTGACTTTTCATAAGTGCAAGCTTCCGAGAAGTAAGCTCGCAGGAACTCTCCGACCTTTCCGTCTCTGAAGCTCTCATCAGTCGTAGATATGTAGCTCGTATCAGGAACGGTCTCAAGGTCATAGATCTTTACGTCTTCCATGTACTGACAGTCAATGGAGTAGTAATTACCATATAAAGACCTGAACATTGGAGAGATGTTCTTCTTGAGTATCTCAAGAGCATTGTGACGATTGATAAGCATAGGAACATGGAGAGCAAAAGACAGAGTGTCCTTGTTCATCGATAAAAGCTTATTTTTCAATGTTGAAAGCTGATTGATATAGCCAGATCCACGAGGATTCTTTCTCATTAGGTCGATCACTCTTTTCTCAAGAGTGCCGTTAAAGTAGTTCTTATCTTCTCGGACCTTATCCATGACAAAGAAATCATCATTGAATAACCAGATATCCTCTGTCAAATCTTCGCATTCGCATACTTTTTTAAGCGAATGTGTAGATCTGTTCCACTTCCGATTTCCTTCCTGGATGTCTTCAATATAGATATCCGGATAGATGTCAGAAGGTGTCCCTCCGACAAAGACAATCTTTCTAAAAGGGAAATTCATACATACTGATCTGAGTGAGTATCTCACTTCCTCAGAATCATAGTTATTTTTGAGGATATAGACTATATCATGTTTCATAATTTTCCCTCTCTGATGAGATTCTCGTAAGTCTCTTTGATGTGCTTATCTGCTATTTCAGTGTAGGAATTATGGAAATCAGGATGTTCTTTACAGAAGCTCTCATATCGATCGCAATCGTCAAGGATCTGTTTATAGTACTCTTTCGAGTGCTTCATTCCTGACCTCAGCTCATCACTGAACCTGAGAATAGCAGTCCTGGCATTGATAGCTTGATTCTCATCCTGCTTATAAGATAAGAGGTCAAGCTTCGCTTCGATCTCTTTGGTCTTATCCTTCCGGGAGAATCCAAAGGTAATCATGAATTGAACAAAACTAAAAACAGCTCCCGAAGTGAGAGCTGCTATCAAAATATCCATCATGATTCATCACCTACCTCGGTCAGTGTGTATTCAATCGTCATTGATTTACTTGCGTTCTTCTCGACTGAGCTGTTGAGATTGAACTTGGTAGTGTTCACGAGCTTGTTAGCCAGGATAAATCTGCTTCCTGACAGATAAAGAGGTGTTGCATAGGTCGAGATCTTGTTAGGCTGTGAGATAGCTCTGACAGCTGTGACATCCGGTACCGCACGAGCACAGGTATATCCTATTGATCCGTTTACCACCTGACCATTAGTCAGGAGTAAGCCTCCACATTTTGTCGAGAAATCAAATTTCTGATGTGTCTCGGTAAATGGAACCAGTGACTGATCTGACTGGCTGTTAATGTTGATCTTCCTATATCCAGTAAGATTGGGAGCAACATCGAGGACATTGTTTCCCCAGCTCGGGCCACTTGAAGTAGGAAAATAAAAATAGTTTCCATCTCTGACAATGTTTGGATTATAAATTTCCTGCGAACTTGAATTTCTATAAAAAGGAATAGCCATAAGATCATTATCATCAGCCTCGATTGTTCCTTCAGAATCGATGCTCTCAAGCTCACAATCAATAACTGCATAATTGATCTCATCGTCAGAATATGTAAAGTTTCCAGTAAGATTCGAGAAGATCCAGAGCTTCTTATTCTCATAGTCGAACCAATAACAAGGATTTGCATAAAGAACGAAGTTAGAGAGTTCAACAGTAAAAGAACGCTGGTAAGACGTATCAGCGTGATTTGTTTCAATGAGTCCAGTCTTGAAGTATGGAAGCTTCCTGACCATAACTGTGAGCTTATTTGTCGATGTACCACCTCTCCAGATGGTATTGTTCTCGTCACCAATATGGAAAAACAATCCATGTGAATCATCATACATCGCACAGATGTTATCAGCCTGAGTCAGATCTCCGCTCGTGTTCTCAAGTGATGCAGACTTAACATCTGCAAAAGGATTGAGAGCAGCGAAAGCATCAGAAGCACTTCCAAGTCCAGCGTTTCCGACATCAGCATGACAGAGTGACAGAGCAGATATGATTCCGTTACCCTGTGTAGATCCCCATTCCCATCCTTGCTTTACAGAGTTTTCTGTAATTACCTGCAAGACAGTGTTCGGAGCTCCTCGTCTTGTATCATCAGCATAATCCTGAGGAGCTGTGTCACCAGCGTGAGCAATAAGCTGATTAGTTGCATCATCTTGAGGAAAATAGTCATCAGGATCGAGAACATTTCCTGCTCCAAGCGGATGAGGATTTGTATATGCTAAAACACCTCCGAACCATTTACTCCAAAGAGGCATCACAGATCCTGCATTAACACAAGACAGATAGTTATTAGCAAAGATGTCAGCTACAGCATTAGTGACGATATTCTCTCCCTCGATAACTTCATTCTTTCCGGTCCTGCAGTTATGAAGAGTCAGCTTGACATGACCTTTAAGCTTAGGGAGCTTAAAATGTCCGTAACCAATCTGCTCAAAGTTATCACGAAATGAAATTCTGCTCATATTTATTCTCCTTTATCCTATATACTTGACACCGATGATTCTTGTAATTGCACAGGAATTAGAGTTCCATCCGTTTATATACTTAAAAGCAAGATAAAAAGAGCTGTCTGACGGAACTTTTAAACAATACATAAAGCAATAAGTCTGACCTGATACAATAAAGTTATGAGCGACATCAAACATACCCTCATATTGACCAGAACCATATTTTTCCTGTGCTAATGCAATAGTTTCTTTCATGATGTTGCTTGTAGCAAAGTGAGTCAATTTCTTACCGGAAGCATTACCGCCTTCCCAGAAACAAGCTTCAAAATAGATCTCATCATAATCCGATATATTTCCATTAAGAGAAATAGTGTCTCCGTTGTTTTGTACTGTCCAGTTAGATTCATCTATATTGGAATACAAAACATCCTTAACGTACCTGACACCGGCACCGCCACCAAAATATATTCCGTTCTGTACTATTGATCCCATTTTTCTCTCCTTTTAATGAAAAAGGGAGCCTGAGCTCCCTTATTAACCATAGTTCTTATTTTGCCGAATTGCATTAAAAATATGCGTCCATAAATACATACGGCTCATCAGCACCACTTGACTTTGCAAACAACTTAAAAACACCCGTATTCGAGCATTGGAAATGCCAATAGTTAGAACTTTCTTCCCACATCAAAAGCGTATTACCCGACTGTAATAAATCGTTTACGGTTAAAGTCAATGAGGAAACTTTTCCCGCTCTTCGAGCCGTAACTGTTACAATTCTATGATTTAATATCTTACTCGGTATTTGAAAAGTATCATTCACTTGCATAGCACGACCTAAAATGCTTGCTTCGTCTGTTCCGATATGGTCAATCGTATTACTTGCTTTACCGCTAACGCTCGTTTCCAACGCTTCTATTCTGTCCGCTACCTTGTCGGGGTCGGTTGAGGACATATTGATTGTCTTGCCGTAGATACCGAGGTCGCTGTTAGACTTGTTTCCTGACAGAGTGTTGCCGTTTACCTGTGGCTTATCATCAACATCGTTGTAACTAATCGGAGTGCTTCTATCAGAGATGTAATAAATCGTTCCGTTGTTCTTCTCTGCTGCTGACAATGCCTGATACTGAGCCCATGTCAATGTTTTAACGATGCTCTCAAAAGCTTCCTGGACATCATCAGCTTCGAACTCGACATTCGTGTCATCGAAGGAAACGCTTGCAGCAGTTCCTCCACCGCCTCCACCTGTGGAGATCTGACACCACTCATCATCGAGCTTTACATAAAGAGCATCTACAACGTCAGAAGCTCCACCTGTTCCCTCCGTGTACTGGACATAGAGGTTTCCATCAGAACCCTGCTGAGAAGTAGGAGCAGAAGTGCCGTAGAGGATAACTGCAGAACCACCGCCACCGCCATCGTTGATCTCGTTGATCGCTCCGATGATCGTCTTACTATTGGTGTGAAGGTCAGATGAATACTGGAGAACCTTATTAAGAAATGTTCCCAGCAAAGTCATCGTTGACTTATAAGTAGACTTGACACCGTTGACAGTATGAACCACTGCAGTGACATCACCGCTGCTCAGCTCTGGAGCCTGTGTCAAACTGTCTATTGATATTCTATCGTTGTCCGGCATGATTTATCCTCCTTATTCTTCCGTGATCAGTCGTATATCGTCTTCTGTGGTGAGATATTTACCATCTTCTGTGGCTATATAGAAACCACCTTCCATGAAGATCTGAACAGTTTCGGTCATAGGCTTGATCTGCATCGAACTGAAACTGTATATCGGTACCTGATCCGTGACCGACATCAATGCTGCATCCGTCAGATTAACAGAAACAGTTTCGACCATTTCTTTTACACCAAGATGGCCAAAAGGAATGACTGTGAGATAATCTTCAGCATCGATAAATCCGTCGAAATATTCCTCACCATAAAGTCTCTGACCTTCAACTGTGATATGAGCGTGATCGACATCTATTGTGGTTTCGATTCCATGAGTTAAAAGCTTTACTTCCCATTTATGTCGAATGTTAGGTTCTACATCTTTCAAGATATAAAAGAAGTCTCTGCAAATACTCGTTTCAGTCTCACCTGAAGAAGCTCCCTGAAGACCGCCTATGCGCTCGTAAGGTTTATATGGTAGTAATTCATCATCGAGATAATAATGAAGCTCATACGAGCTATCCTCAGCCAAATCAGCGAGCATATCGAAGATAAACTCGTGCATGATTTTGACTGTTGTTCTCTGAGAAGAAGTAAATCTGAGTTCTGATATTGAAACTTCCTCTTCCGGATGTATTGTGATCTCATCAATGTTTGCGTAATTGTAATACGTTATCTCGTTCTTTGATGAGCTGTTTATGAGTCCTGAAATTTCCTTATCGGCTTTCGACTGTGCTGTTCTCAGGTTTGGATTCTCACCGAAACACTGGATCTTGACCGTTTTGTTATATGTCCAGAACTGATTCATCACAGCTCCGTAGCTTGTCTCACCGGAATAGTCATCCGTAAAAGAAACCACGTCAGCAAGATCGAGAGCTATGAAAGCAGGAAGAGCACTCACATCGTATGGAGTGTATTTTATATTCTTAACAGCATTGAGTATGTTCTCAGCTCTCCTGTTGATAGCTATTATCGTTCCATACTGCAAGAATGGATTCATTCCCAGACTCATTGTAAGCTTCTGACCATTACCGTAGACCTTCAATGTACCTGTCTGGATGTCTACAAATGAAATTGTGTCAAAAGCTGATTCAAAGTCAGAAAACTTCGAACCTTTTATTCTTCGGTCTTTTGGTATCGTAATAACAGGATCTGAACCGAAGGTCTTGAGCTTCCAGGAACCATCACGATCAGCATAAGCAAATCCTCCGATAAAAGCTGCAATACCACTTAATAGATCTCTCCATGTCTCCATTTTGTTTTCTTCATATGGAGATATAAGCTCGGTACCGTTTGGAAGTGCCTGACACTCTTGTTCAGTCATTCCGAAGGTCGTTCCTGTCTGTAGTGCAATGTATGTACAAAACGAATACACAGAACCGGTTGTCTGGTCAAGATTCAATGGATTATCAAGTTTAGAAAGACAGTCATACGCTGTGACGTTTATCATGTCAGCTGCAGTCCATACCGCTTCAGCAATATAGAAAACACCAACAGGAACATCCTCGTAAACAGGATGGTCAGGATCAGAATTATCTATCAGGAGACCGTCATGGATTACGATCTGTTTTCCGAGATAATCTCCTCTGTCAAGGAGATTCTTCAGGAAAGTAAGCTTCAGAACTCCGATATTAACAGAACCAAGACTGACCTTTTTGTCAGAACACTGATTCTTATATGAGACACCTATAACGTCATCAGCTGTAAAGTCAGCTGTAAAGTCAATCGAGCCATCAAGCTTTCCGACCAGTCTGTGAGTCTGCACCTCATCGAGCATCTTTGTTCTGTAAGCTTCTGAAACCTGATACATTTTTAATACTCCGTAACCTTAACCGA